TGTATAAATTGTGTTTTGAGTTTTTTGAAATTGACTTAAAGTTTTCTTGTGAAGTTCAATTCCTTGTTGTCGTAATTTTAAAGATGTATCGCGGAGCCAAAGGCCAATACAAAACGACATTACAAGATCATCATTATATCCATTCTGTGCTTGAGCTTTACCATTCAGCCAAACAAATACAAATAATTCTTGTATCAAACGTTTGCTTCGAATAACTGGTGTTTTTTCACGCATATACATTTCTAATGAAGAAATCATTAATGGACGTGTACGAGATGTTGTTGATACTCCAGGAACCATTTGGCTCTTATCTTTCATATCATAACCTTTTTTAAGTTGCACATCTACATCAACATATCCATCATCTTTATATGTATAGAATAAATTTTCATAACCTCGGTCTATGATAGGTTGAATTGCTGCCCAGCCAATATTGGCATTTTCGACTGCTAATAATGCATTATTCCATTCTGTTGCAACTGTATATAACATATTACCAAAATCTTTTGGAGGTAATTTGCCTTTATATTCTGCAACTTGTACTACATCTTGTACATCAATAACATGGAATGTAGACCAGTCACCGCCATCGCCGCGGGCAACGTCAGCTACTACTATATAATCTTTTTCGTAATTAGGATATTCCCATACCCAATATGCATTATCAAAGCCTCGCTTCTCAATAGGATCAATACACTTTAATTCATAATCCATTAATATAGCACCATCTACTACAGTATGTCCTGATGAAATAAAGTCGCAATCACATTCTTGTGCTGCACCACGTTCGCCTAATAAACGAGTTTGTTCATCGCGCCAAGATTGATCGCGATCTGGATGTACGGTCCAATGCAATTTAATTGTATGGAAACCGTTTATCTCTTGTTCAGCTTCTGACCATACTGAGTGAAACCAGTTACCAACCCCATTAGGTGTTGATAATACAATAGCGCCACCACCTGTAGATAATGTTGCTTGTGATGCTACCCAAATTTCTTCAATGTTACGAATGAAGGCAGCCTCATCTATAATTAGCAATGAAAGTGCTTCTGAACGTGCACCAGTTGTTGCTGATGATACTGCTTTAATTTGCGAACCATTTTTAAATTTAAGAGAAAGTTTGTTATCTGCTTCAATATTACCTTTTAACCAACTAGGTAAATTATCGTGCATGACGCGTACTTTTGTTACTAGGTTTTTTGCTACTTCTTGAGTTGTTGCAATAACAAGTACGTTAAAATCTTCTTTGAATAACATGCTCCAAAGAGCAAAGCCTGCAGATAGAGTTGATATACCTAACTGACGAGACTTAAGAATTACATTGTATCGATTATCTCGTAATTCTGTTAATGAATCTTCCTGAAACGGATATAAGTTAAATTTAATTTTACCTTTTTTCGGGTGTTGAATATAACAATATTGTCTCATAAAGAAAACAGGATCTTTAGCACACATTGTGTACTGTTGTTGTATGATCTGTTTTATATTTTGACTCATATTATTTTATAAGTTGATTAACTAATATACCAGAACCCAATGCTGTGATAAATCCGAATCCAAACCAAACTGATTTTTTATCATTCCATTTTGGTTGTAATAATTCAATTTTCTTTTCTAGATCTGTTACGATATTTTTTTGATATGTAATGATACTATCTTGCTTAACAATTTGAATTGAATCTAATACAATTAAAGAATCTTGCTTTTTTGCTAATTTTTTATAAGATGCAATTAATCCGTTATTAATATCATCTGCTGCCCATAATGAATCTAAAACAAAAGAAATATCTGCTGCTTGTTCTTTAGTAAAACAAATAGTATCAGGTGCAACTTTTTTAGTTTTTTGAGCATAACTCATTGTTGCAACAAATAATGATAATAATAATATCTTTTTCATATTATGCCTTTTTAGGACGACCTCTGCGTGTTTGTTTCAAGATATTTTCTTTTACTTCTTCTGCAGGTTTTTCTTCAATTGTTAAATTTTCTTTAGCTGTTTCTAACTCTGCAATTTCTTGTTTTACTTCAGCAATTTCTTTTTTAACTGCTTTGCGTTTTTTTGCAACTTGTTTTACTTCAGTTTCAATTCGCTCAACATGTTTTTTATTTGTTGCTACAGCTTGATCTAATTTTTCAATTTTTTTTGATTTTCTTTTTCCTGTAAATAAGAAAAATGCAATTACTGCTCCAATGATTCCAGCAACTGCTAATGCAATGTTTTTAATTGTTTTCATTTGTTTCTTCAACCCCATTTAGTTTATTTAAAAAGTTTTCTTTGAATTTTGCAAATTGTTTTTCAATAGTTTCTTCAAATTCTTCTACTGTCATCTTGGCAGTCCAAGTTTCTGTTTCTCCTTCAGCATTTGTTACAAACTGTGAAGCTTGTGTATATGCTTGTTTTAATAGTTCAACATCTCGTTCTGCATTTCGTAACCATGCTAATGCATTTTCACGAATTTTATTTTGTTCATATTCATCGTATGTTCCCGCAGTTCGCATTTCATGTTCCATTTCAACTACGCAATCAAAACACATACCATGTATCTTTCTCATTTTTTCATCTACATGATTTGCTTTAATGCAAGTACACTTTTCTTTCCTGCAATTAGGAAATGATCGCATTTCTTCTCGAATTGATTGAAATATTTCTGAATTTTTTGTTTTGCGGATCCGGAAACCATCGCGCTGTTCTACGACATATACGTTTCCTGCAGTATCTGTTTCTTCCCAAACATCTCCTACATTATGATGTTCAGATTTTTTTCCTGCTTCTTTAGCATCAGAAAATCCAATTGTTTTTTTGGTTTGAAACTTATGGGTACCATCTAACATTTGTTTGATGGCTTTAACATTTTGTAACTTATTTGACATATAACTTTTTTATTTTTTATGTTGTATTGATCGCATTTTTTTAATAGATAATCTTGCTAATAATTGATAAAATGATCGTTGATCATTAACATCACTATCTTGCATTAATTTATCTAAAATTGAATTTAATCTTTTTACTTTAGTAACAGTACCACCTTGATTCAATTGTTCTAATTCTTTAGCATCAACACTAACGGCAGGAGTTTCTACCGGTGCAGCAGCTGCTGGCGCTGCGGCTGCATCAGGTGCCGGTGTTGCAGTATCAGTTGCAGGAGTCGCTGTATCGGTTGGTGCTGCAGCATCAGCGGGAGCTGACATATCAGGTGTTGGTGCAGGGGCTGCCATATCAGGCGCTGGGGCACTAGCATCTGGTGTTGGTGCTGCTGTATCAGTTGGAGCCGCTGTATCAGTTGGAGCCGCAGCATCTATTGGTGCTTCTGCTTCTGGTGCTGGCGTTTCTTCTGTTTCTTCTTGCTCGCGTAAAACTTTTACAATTTTTCTACGAACATATTCTCTAACTAAACGTTCTTTTTGTTCGCGGGTTAAATTTTCAATTTTATCTTTCAACACATCCTTTACATCTTTTTCTTCTGCATCTTGGCGTTTCTTTAAACGTTTTGCTGCAGTTTTTGGATCATAATCTCCGTCTTCAATGTCTTTATATAAACGATCATCATCTTTATATTTTGGGAACATTTTGCCGTCGTCTTGTACAGCTTTATCAGTTTTGCGAAGTACGTTAAGTTGTTTATCTTTAGTAGATTTTGGATTTAAACCACCATCTTTATCATCAGTAGTATAATCTTTTAAATCTTTTCTAGGTTTTGGTTTTTGAGATTTTTCTAAATCTTTTGGTGCTTTGTACTTGCTTTTGTGTTTTTCAGCCATGATTATTATCCAATTTTATTATAAATATATCAACGTGCGTATTTCAATACTCCTAGTATCTGATTGACTGGTGCAAATGCGCCTGTTAATTTATATGTATTGCCGCCATATGTAAATACAATTCCTTCAGATGGTACAATTGCGTCAAATCCTCCTAACCGTTGTATACGGCGTAATTCGTGTTCTAATTTAGATATCGTATCTGGATTAGGATTTGTTTGTAAATCTTTTATTAGTTGTGCCATTTCT